GCCTTGTCGGATAGTGCCTGAGCGAAGGCCGGATCGAACGGTACAACTTGTCCGTACACCTCGCAAGTGTCGGCGTTTTCCGCGGTGAACAGCGTATAGCCTACGTTCATGTAGGCCATGTAGAGCTGCACCTGGGCGAAGTAGATCGGCTTCGACTTCTCCAGCCCGTTGTTGTACAGGTCGCCGAATGACTTGTTGTTCAGAATCTTGTTTTCCCACAGGCACGGGTATGGGATCTCTAGCGGGCCGGACAGGAACACGCCGTCGATGTGACCGGCAATGCGCCCCCCGGCGGCGCTGAAGCCGAACTGGCTGCCGTCCTCTCGCGCGGTGCGCAGGTCGAAGCCGGCGATGCGCAGGTACTCGGCCATGCGATCCTCGCCCTTGTGGCCGCGATCGAAGACCCGGTACAGACGACCGCTGAAGCCTTCGCCATCCTGCGGGACCTGGTGGAATTGATAGCCTAAATAGCGGTCACAGTGGTGGCCGATCAGTGACGCGCCCAGGTACTTACGCCGCGGCTCCTGGTCCTTCAGTGCTTTGTACGTGCGGTCCAGGACCTCCGTCAGCGCCGCGCTCGTCGCGTGCCATGGCTTCACCGGCTCGAAGTTCATCTCCATCGTTGTTGATGTCTCCCAGTGCGTTCTTGATGTTGTTGAGCGCGATATCCTGCCCCGCAGGCGTTGTGATGAAGCAGCTCCAGCACAGCCAGAAAGGCTTCGCCGTCGCCGGGCGGCCGATGTGCATGCAGGTGTCCATGCTGCCGCACATATGGCACGGCTCGTGAATGACGATCCCTGGCTGCGGTTTCTGCCGCGCGCCTCGCTTCATTGCTGCGCCCTCTCGCGCTTCTCCCAGTCGTCGCGGCAGTTGGCGTCGCACCAGCGCCCAGTCTGCAACGGCTCTTCGCAGTTGAGACACCAACCTGTCGGCTCCGGCGCCGGCGGTTTGCGCTGACGCAGCGCTATGTCCAGGAATATCTGCGCCGTATCGTTGGCGCGGTCCACCTCGTCGCCGTGGAACTCGTCTCGCTTAATCATGCTTCCACCTTCATGTTTCGGTTAAGGACTTTCTGCTTGATGCCGCGCTCGAAGAACTTCCAGGTCAGCAGACAGCTCGCGCGGTAGCGGCTCATGCCGATGGCGGCCATTGGCCCCAGCCCAAGCAATTGCAGTTGCTTTTCCGACGGCGGCTGCGACAGCCACCGCTTGCTCTTCTTCGCCGTATCGTCGTCTCCGTGCTCGCGCAGGAAATCGTCTGCGACAGCCAGCGAAAGCAGTCTGTCGCCATTATCGTTCAGCAGCCTGATGCCTTCACCCTTCGCGCCGCCGAGCGCCATCCAGGAGCCGCCGACGTTGAGCACGCAGGCCCAAGCATCGATAGCGTTGGCGATCGTGACAAGGCCGTCGAACAGGTGTTCCCATCGGTAGGGCGACTGCTCGAACAGGTCCACTTCGGTCATCACGAAGTCTTCCAGCACGCCCAGCGCGTTTGGCTCGTTGCCGCCGGTGCGCGAGTCCTTCACCTTGTCGGCAACGGTGCGCGGCCACTCGAAGCCGCAGATCGGGCATTCGTGCAGGCATTTCGGGATTGTTGCGCCACACTCCGGGCAATCCTTGCCACCCTCTGCCGCATCGATGCGGAAGTTCTGCTCCAGGCCGCGGTGCTTGGCGATCGAATAGCCGAAGTCCATGATCAGGCAGTCGCTCTTGTGGATGCCGGGGTACAGCTCCGGGTCCACGATGCGCAGTCCGCGCCCGACCATCTGGATCAGGATCGACAGGTCGCTCTCGCGCCGCAGCAGGATGACGCACGACACCGGCTGGCAGTCCCAGCCCTCGGTCAGCACGGCGACGTTCACGACGACCGGGAACCGGCCGCGGTCGAAATCGTCCAGGATTGCCTTTCGCTCGGCATCCGGCATATCGCCATGCACCACGCGCGCGTCCACGCCCTTCTCGATGAACGCGGCAGCCACGTCCTGCGCGTGTTTCACAGTGGACGCGAAGACGACGGTGCGGCGATCGCTCGCCAGCTCCAGCCACTTCTCGACCACCTTGTCGTTGATCGGCCGTTTGTTCAGGATCTTCTCGACCTGAAGATCATCGAAGGTCTTCTTCGGCAGCGCGTCCAGCTCGCCTTCGGTGCCGGTGTCGATCACCAGCGCGCGCGGCCGCACCAGCAGGCCTGCCTGGATCAGCTCGGCCAGCGTGATCTGGTCGGCCACGTTGTCCACCAGCGTGCGCAGCGTGCGCCGGTCACTGCGTCGCGGTGTAGCAGTCACCAGGCCGATCTGCACGTCGGGGTTCAGCTTCTTCGCGTGGTCGATGACTTTCAGGTAGCTGTCACTGACGGCGTGGTGGCCTTCGTCCACGATGATGCGATCGACCGGCGGCATGTCCGCCAGGTTCCGGTCACGCGCTAGCGTCTGGATCATGGCGAAGGTGGCGCCTTCTCCGCGCACCCAGCGCTTGTAGTCCGCGGTCACGAAGCTTGTCTTGACCTTCGGGTTGACCTTGCGGAACTTCGATTCGTTCTGCTCCACCAGCTCGTCGCGGTGCTGGAGGATGAGGTTGTGGCCGCCCATGCGGCCAGCGATGGCGGACAGCATGATAGTCTTGCCGGCGCCTGTCGGCGCAATACCGAGCGTGTTGCCGCGCTCTTTCAGCGCGTTGATGAAGCGGCCGACGAAGACTTCTTGGCGGTCGCGTAGGATCATGACGCGGCCACCGTGGTGTTGAACTTAACGTTGAGCATTACAGGCGCGTCCTTTTGGTGCATCGGGGGTTAAGGAAGGCGGGGTTGCATCTCCCCGCCTTCCCGACTTCCTTACTTCCCGCCAGTAAGCCACGCGGGCGGCTGCGCGCCAGGCGCGGCAGCGGGGGCGGCGGCAGCCTGCGCCGGGGCGGCTACGGCATGGCCGCTCTGCGTGGCGGGAGCAGCGGCCTGCTGCGCACCGGCAGTAGCCCACGGAGCAGCACCGTCACCCGGCGCCCTCTCCGCCGGAATCAGGCACTTTTCCGGCGACGCCATCAGCTCCTGGAACTTCTTGCTGGAGCGCGACACCGGGTTCGGGGTCAGGTAGTCGGACACGCGGTTCCTGTCTTCGTAACCGCCTTGGCCCTTCTCGATGCCGATCTTGATCGCTACGGTCTTGCCGTCGAGCACCCGCAGGATGTCGATGAAGCTGGCGTTGGCGAACGCCTGATACGTCTCCGGCCGTGCCGGGTCGAACACGCCGGCCGCTTCCAGCATCGCCTGGAGCTGGCCGAGCGACATGGTGCGGTACTTCTCACTGTTGTTGGTGTCGCTCGGGTCGCCGATGTAGGTGAAGATCTTGCGGCCGGCGTACTTGCCGGTAGAGATCGTCAGCGACAGAGACGCCAGCAGGCCGTTGGTATTCTGGCTGTACTGCGTCTTCTCGACGCTCACAACAGCGAAGGCGCAGACGCCGTTGGGGATCAGGCCGGCGCCGTTGTCGTACTTGGCGTTGGGGTTGAAGTTAAACATTTCGGTGTAGTCCTCTGGTGGCGGTGTTAGAGCGCGACGCGACGGTTCAGGTCGGCGACGTAGTTGTTGATGGAGCTGATGCGGTGCTGGAGTAGCCGAATATCGTCCTCAAGCGGGCAGGTGATGCTGCGCTCGGTTCCGCCCTTGTCGGCGGCGTTCTCGGGGATATCGAGCAGCACCGGGGCAAGCTTGTTGCCAAGGCTGGCGACGTTCTCTTCGAGCGCTCCGATGGCGCCGAAGGCGTCGTTGATCGCTTCGGAGATCGGGGAGTTCTTCAGCACGGGGTCGGCTTCGGTCTTATCGTACATGTGGATTTCTCCGTTGTGTGCCGTCAGGCGTCGGGTTGCGCGTCCAGCCTGCGGCCGGCGCGGATCTTGGCGATAAGGTTGCCCAGGTGCGGCGGCTCCTGAAGCTCCAGCGTGCCGCTGCGGTCCTTCGCCGGGAAGCCCCACGGGTTGTTGAGCTGGCAGACAAACGCCTTGTATTTCTGGCCATCCTCCGTCTCCAGATCGGCGCCGGTCAGCACCACGTCGAAGATGCCAGGCGCTTCGCGGCCGGTCTTGCTGCCCTCCACCTGCGGTTCCCAGGTGACGCGCTTCAGGTCGTCCACGATGCGATCCAGAATGCCAACGGCGATAGTGGACTTGCCCTGCGTGTGCTGGATCTGCGTCAGCCAGCGCACCATCTCGTTGCCCAGCAGGCCGTAGGCAGAGCGCACGTCCGGCTTGCCGGTCTTTTCACTGACAGCCTGCGGCTGGCCCTTGGCCCACTCGAAGCACCAGCGCGACGCGACGGTGATCGAATCCCAGTAGATGGTGTCGTACTTGGCGAACAGCTCGGGGCCGCCGAGATTGGCGACGTAGTAGTCGTAAGCCGCCTTGCTGTACGGCCCATCCTTGTCGGCCGGGTCCGGGCCGCCGATGACGCAGGCCATCGCGCGCGCCATCTCCCACGGGTGGATGCCGGCCTGCGTGGCGATCTCGCGGATGTTGAACACGTCGCCCGGCCAGTCGCCCAGCGCCAGGTCGCCAGCCTCGGCGTTGACAAACAGGGTCTTCTCCGGATCGAGCGTGCGCGCCTGATAGGTCTTGCCCCAGCCGCTCGGCGCGAACAGCAGGATGTTGATCTTCGCCGGCGTCTTCAACCGCTCGTCGGCGGTGACGATCTTGAACATGGATGGTCCTCGGTCAGTGGTGGATGCGAGCGTGCGCCTTGCGCTTGCGGCGCAGGCCATCGCGGATGGCGGAATACACCCTTGCGGCCACACCGTAGTTGCCTTCCCGTGCGATTTTCGTGGCGAGTTCGGTGAGGCGGGTTTCGCGCTTGCCGTAGAACGGCTTCAGAGTTCGCTTGATCGCCATGTCACTTCTCCACCGGCTTGATCGACAGCTCGCCGTACTTCACGGTGCGCGCCTCATCGAGCTTCGCCTTCAGTTCCGGGTCGGTCAGCGCCTTGTACCTGGCCTCCGGCACGGAGAACTTGATGTCGAATAGCATCTCGACCTGCTCATAGGGGAGCTGGCGCGCGATCGATTGGAGCTGGCCGTTGTCCCAACTCACGGTCTTGCTGATGGACGCCTTGAACTTGCCGCCGTCGGGCGTCTCGAAGGTCACGTCGCCGGAAACCTTGTTGGACTTCTCGAACAGCTTCGCCGCGGTATCGCTCAGGCGGTCGGTGATCTCGGCGGTGATTGCGGCGATGTCGGCGACAGCGACGGCCTTGGCCCGCTCGGCCGCCGCCAGCAGAGTGCGCAGATTGGAAAGGGACAGCTCCTTCAGTTCGGGCTGGTTCACGTTTGTTCCTCCTGGTTGATGTAATTGGCGAGGTTGATGGTCTGGCCGGCCTCGGTGGCTAGCTTCTGCAACCGCGCAAGCCAGTAGCTTGGGATGGAGCCGCGCGCACACCACTTCTCGATGGCACCGAGCGAGATGGCGTGCCCAGCGGCGACGAGGCGGCGGTGGATTTCAGCCTGGCCGCCGAGGTCGTGGACCAGGCGGCGGATGTTCATCTTCATTTCACGCTTGTCTCCCGTGTTGGGTGCTGTAGGACGGGGACAGACTGTACACGACATCCTGTACGGCGTGCAACCACCCCCGCCCACTTGACACACCAGACAGCTTGTACTCTACTCGGGCGCTACCCGCATTCCCGCCGGCAGGGTCGGGCGGATGGCACACCGCATGCCGCGCTCTCCCGGCGGCACACATCTTCGAGATCATCAAATAGGAATCAGAGAAGTGAAGCAGCCCGTACCGCCGTACTTGGAGCGCAACAGATTCGGGATCTTTGAGATTCGCTGGACCGAGCAGCGCCGGTCCATGCGAAAGTCCACCGGCACGCGCGACGAAGCTGAAGCTCGGCGAAAGCTCGGCGAATTCCTGATCGCGCGCGCTGCCGCCGCTGCTGCGGCCGCCGAGCCGCTGAAGGTTGGCGAGGTGCTGGACATCTACCTTGCTGAACACGTCGAGAACGGCAGGGTGAAGGACAAGCGGCGCCAGCACGACCTGGCGCGGAACCTGAGGCAGTTCTTCGCCGGGACGGCTGTGAAGGACATCACGCCGGCGCTGGTGTCGATGTACTGCGCCAAGCGGCGTGACGGCACGGTCGGTAGCAAGCCGTCGAGGAGCAACGGCACGCTGCGGCGCGAGCTGAACGGCCTGATCGCCGCCATCAATTACGTGGCGAAGACGCGGAAGGCCGCCCTTCCGGCCGAGCATGTGCCGTACATCCCGTTGCCGGAGGCGCCTGGCGCGAAGGATCTATGGCTGAACGAGGAAGAGGAAGCCCAGCTTCTTGCCGCAGCGGAGGAAGAGAACCGGGCCTACCCGGAGATGGATCGCGGTTATCTCTTCGTTCACATCGCGCTCGGAACGGCCGCCCGGCGGGAGTCGATCGAGACGCTGAAGTGGGACCAGGTGGACCTGGCTGCGCGGATAATCTACTACCGCCGCTCGGACGGCCAGCAGACGGCGAAGCGGCGAGTGCCTGTGGCAATCTCAGACCGGTTGCTGCCTGTGCTCCAGCGCGCGAGGGATCTGCGCACCAGCGATTATGTGCTGCACAAGCCATCGGCCATCACGGCGCGGTTCTACGCAATCTGTCGGCGCGCTTACGCGGCCACCGGGAACCCAAAGTTCCTGAAGATCACGCCGCACACGCTCCGGCACACCTGGGCAACACTGGCCGCGCGGTCGGGCAAGGTGGACATCTACAAGATTGCCGGCGTGCTCGGGGATTCGCTCGCGACGTGCATCAAGAACTACCTGCACCATTGTCCCGAGCATCTGCGCGACGCGGTGAACTTCCGCGGGCAGGCGCAGCATGATCGTAACGCAAAAGAAAGCCCCGGCGAAACGCCGGGGCGTGTCAGCTCGCTGTCCCAGGAGGCCACCGCCATGCTCGGTGCCCGCGACGCGGGGAGGACATCACTGACTGCCGGGGTTCTTTGCGTGAAGCGCGCGGGGGACTCGCCGGCTATGCCCCAGCCTTAACGCGGCCAACGTGAATACGTTGTGATTTTACCTGATTACGCCCTCGCGCTTCAGATCGGCCAAGCACGCCATGACTGCGGCGCGCTTCTCAATCTCGCCCTCGTAAAGGCTAAGAACGGTCAGAATCCATTCAGCCTCCTGCGCCGGGTCTTCGGGGATCGGCGGAATCAGCGCTGCCGGCCCCGCGTCGCAGTTCACCGGCGGCGGCGTTGGCGCGGCGTCGGGCCGCTTCAAGCTCTTCGCGCACCCCGTCAGGCCGCTTGCACTCAGCAGGCACAGGGCGATCGCGATAGACAATACGGATGCGTTCGGTTGCTTCATGTGTGCGGTTCTCGATGGCCGGTAGCTTTTCGTTCAGGCGATCGTCCTTCGCCTGGGTGGCCGCCGCGCTCGCGTCGGACTGACGGCGCTCTTCAGCGCGCGCTGCATCGCTGACTTTGGCGTCCGCTGCTGCAACAGCCGCCCGACAGGCCGCCACGCCGGCGTCGAACCGCGCTTCGCCATAGCGCCAGATGACGAGCGCCAGCGCGACGGCCACCCACGCCTGCCACGGGATCCCACGCAGGATCTTCCACAGCCTGCGTAGCACCAAACTGAACAGGCTCATTCCGGCTTCTCCGTCAGATTCGACTGCACCACGCCGCGCGCCAAGGCCGCGCCGAACGCGGTGCCGAGCGCGCCGAACGCCAGCACGGTCTTCGCCGCATGCGGGATGCCCGGCAGCCAGTCCGGCGGCAGCGCAATGTAGGCGGCCGTGACTGCGGAGAATGCGCCGGACAGGATTGCCAGTCGCACGGACCAGAAGCGCCAGAAGTTATTGATATCGGGGATCAGTTTCATTTGCATTTCCCTGTATGTGTATGTCGTTATTGTCG